CTCTCACGACTATCAAAAAACCCCGAAAGGCCGGCATATGTTAGAGCGGATACGCATAGCGTCCACCACAGAGCTTAGAGAAGCCACAGAGAGCATTTCAAGCATAAAGGCGTACTTGCGTACACTGAGAGAAAGCAGCGAATCAGAGAGTGCCGCAGCTTTTGTGATAAACAGAGCGTATGAAAAGATAGTACGTGATGAGTTTGATATAAGGTATGAGTTAGCAATGCGGGAGAGTTTTGGTTGTGCTGAGTGTAGGGGGAAGTGGTGCGAGGATTACGAGACGGAAGATGTGAGGGTGATATGGCAAAGATAAGCATAACGTTCACGGATGATGAAGAGACCGGTGGAGTAAAGGCATCTGTGGATGACCACGGTAATGAGGTAGACATGCATGATTTATCGGATGCACAGATGTTTGGATATAAGGCACTGTGGTATGTATTTGAGCATGTAGCGAGCAGTGCGAAAGTGGAGGGTGAATAATGTATTTTTGTTTAGAGTGCAAGGAGCCTTGTTTGGAGTTTGTTCCGTTTGGCGAGGGTGAATATTTTGTAGTGGTGTGGAGTGAACACGAGTGTGTGGATTACAAAAAATATGAGCAAGAGCAGTTCATAATTGATTTGATAGTTGGGGAAAAATTCAAGAAGCGTTTTGATAAGGCACACAAGGATAAATATGAGGAAGACACTAGATGGATGGACGGTGAGTAGCATGGAATTTAATTGTGTATGCCGGGATTTATCCTATAAAAACAGGTTAATATTAAGAGATAACCGTGTTTTCAGGACAGGCAAGGTTACATGATAGTCAAGTATTACGCTCACCCTACTATGAAAAAATTTCATCAGTCTGATAAATTCGTGCGTGGACTGATGGGGTGTGTCGGTGGCGGTAAATCGGTGGCGTGCTGCTGGGAGATATTCCGTAGGATGCAGATGCAAAAGCCTTCACCGTTTGACGGCAAGCGTAGGAGCAGGTGGGCTATTATTAGAAATACCTACAGAGAACTCACAGACACTACACTGAATACGTGGAATGACTGGTTTGGCAGGATAGGGCGTTTCCGTGCGGATATTATGACGCACTATATCAATTATGGGGACATAGAGGCTGAGGTTATGTTCAGGGCGTTGGACAGACCGAAGGACGCTAAAAAACTCTTGTCGCTGGAATTGACTGGTGCGTGGGTAAACGAAGCGAGGGAAGTGCCAATAACGATAGTGGATTTATTACAGAGTCGTTTAGGGCGTTATCCCGCTATCAGGGACGGCGGTTGTACTTGGTACGGTTTAATACTGGATACCAACCCTCCTGATACTGACCATTGGTGGTATAAGCGGTTTGAGGAACAGAATTTGGGCAACTGGAACATATTTAAGCAGCCCAGTGCTTTATCGCCCCAGGCAGAAAACCTGGAGAATTTACCTAAAGATTATTACACCAACATGATGTCAGGCAAAGACGATGAATGGGTAAAGGTTTATGTTAAAGGTGAGTATGGCATGAGCGGAGACGGTAGATCTGTTTACCCTGAGTATGTGGATACGCTGCACACGCACAATACTGGGTTGAAACCGTCTTATAACGTAGCCATTAGCTTGGGTTGGGATTATGGGCTGACTCCGGCGTGTGTGATAGGACAAGTTACACCAGAAGGGCGTTTAAAGATATTGGATGAGTTGATAGTAGAAGGGCACGGTGCTATGGGTATCCGCCAGTTTGCTGAGGATGTAGTAATACCTCACCTGAAGAAAAACTATAAAGACTGGTGGGATAAGAAGCTGATAGAGAGTTTCGGGGACCCTGCCGGCAATCAGCGGGCACAGACGGATGAAAAGACGTGCATGAGTATACTGGCTGATAATGGACTGCCCACTTCAGGAGCATATACCAACGAATTTATCACAAGGCGTGATGCAGTAGCCAAATTTTTAATAGAGCTGGTGGGCGGTAAGCCCCGGATGCTTATAGACCCTAAGTGCAATATGATACGTAAAGGTTTCGGCGGTTCGTATTATTACGAGCGTGTACAGGTGGCAGGGGATGAGCGGTATAAAAATCAGCCGGTGAAAAACCATTATTCGCACATACATGACGCACTGCAATATTTGTGTATGATGAGCAGGCCGGAGATATATGTGGAGCCCAAATCCATGGGCGAAACTGAAAAAAGGATTGATACTTTAACCAAAAATACAGAGAATAGTTTTGAGAGCGAGGTAGAGAGAGAATCTAATGTAGTGGTTCAGAATATTATAGATGAGCTGGGATATAGTAACCCTGATGATGATGGGGATTTAAGGGAGACGTTATGAATTTGCTGATAGGATATGTATTGGGCTCGTTGACGTTTTTTGCTCTCGGGCTTGGTATAGGCATGAAACTGTCTAAAAAGACGGTGAAGTATATTGTGCAGAGGAAACACCGGGAGGAAGCGGTTAGCACGACAGAGCCCCAGAGTGAACCTATAGACTTCTTTAATAATCTGGCTTACGGCGAGGGTGAAGAAGAGTTGGAGGAGTATGTCTATGAAAAAGATGAATGATGACGAAATAATAATGCATTGCGAGGTATGCAGCAGAAGCGGTGAGCGTATGGCGGAGGAAACGGCTATAGCGAAAGTGAAGACGCTACTGTTTCCCATGAAGAAGGAATATTTGGCTCCGCTGCATGAGCACCGTGGTGAAAGGGCTACTTTTCCGGGGACGGACTGGAAAACGTTTAGATGCCCCCGTGGTAATCACAGTATTTTTGTGCTGAGCATGGAGGATATGAACAATTTCCAAAAATACGGAATAACCAGGATATTGACAAACCGGGGATTTATGCGTTGTGATATAAAGGAGCTTAAAGAAAAGCTGAATAAAGTGGTTAAGCCCGGAGATGTAGATGATATGAGTGTGGATGTACCATCGCCGGCAGAGAACGAAAAAGATTTTAAACCTAAAAAATTTAAGTATCTATGTGCGTTGTGCGGTAACAAATATGCAGCCAGGCGGGGCATTAAAACTCATATAGGAAAAGCACATCCGAAGATACAGAAGCATGAAAAGTATATAAAGGTGGTGGACGATGATTGATACAGAGCTGGTGAAACATGAAGGCCACCCTGATGTCGGTTTGCAGGTGTTTGAATATCTGGATGAGATACTTAAATACAAGATAGATAAGGGGCTGCCGGATAAGTGGGTAAGGAATTATGAGCTTGGTAAAAATAAACACTGGCGTAATAAAAGTAAAAAAGTAGGATTGCTGACGGCTAATCTTTTAGACACACACAGGGAAAAAACCGTCAATATGCTGACAGACAATAACCCTACTTTTAATATAGCCAAGCTGGATGACCCGGATAAGAGATTACAGGACGCTGTGGATAATCTGCTGGATACATGTCAGTGGTGGTGGAACGAATATGAACAGCAAAATGTTTTTGAAGAGAGTGTCCACAACGGTGAAACGTATGGTATTACAATAGAAAAGACACTTTTTAATCCTGATTTGGAAGTGGGTAAGGGTGAAGTGGAGACGGAAACGATAGATCCTTTTTATTTCGGTGTGTTCCCAACGAGTATCAGGGATATACAAAAAGCTGAGGCGGTATACCATTTTTACCCTGTATCGGTACGGGAAGCAAGACGCAGGTTTCCTGACTATGCTGAAAAAATTATAGCAGACAGCGAGTTATACAGTTCCATAGGTGATACCAGGAACGAAGTTGCCTATACCAACTCCAATAACAAGGGGATGCTGGACAGATTTAAAAATGTGATGAAAAGCGTTGTGGGTATGTTAGAGAAAACCGGCAACGATGATTCGGTATTACTCGTTGAATGCTGGCTGAAAGATTATACGATGATTGAGGATAAAGAAACCGGGTTTAGTATGCCTAAATATCCCGGCTTTATCAGATGTATAACGGCCTGTAACGGTGGTAATATCGTGGTTTCCGACAAACCCAATCCGTCAATTAACCCGATGCTGCCGGATAAGGAAGCAAGGCAGACTTATCTTTATGACAAATACCCTTTTGCTTATGCCAACTCCAAAAAGGATACAACAAATATCTGGGGTATGAGTGATTTTGAGCAGTTAGAGTCCATGCAGGTGGAAATCAACAAGACGCTCAGCCAGATTACACTTTATAAAGACAAAGCCTCACGGCTGAAAGTGATTAACCCGAAAGATTCAGGTGTGCCAAATGAGCATTTTACCAACTACCCGTCAGTATTAAACCCGTCCAATTCTGTGGTGGCTAACGGCATCAGATATATGGAATCACCTCCATTGCCCGGAGACTTGTACAATGTGATGAGCATGTATAAAGATTTCTTTTTCACCATAAGCGGTGGTTTTGATATGGAGCAGGCTCAGGCACAAGGTAAACAGGTGATAGCATATAAAGCCATAGCAGCCCTCATAGAAAGAGCTTCGCTGATGATGAAGGGAAAAATACGTGCGTACTCAAGACTCATCAGAGAGCGGGGGAGAATGTATCTCAGCCACGTTATGAACTGGTATGACGATGAGCGGTGGATAACATATAAAAACAGAGACGGTGAGGAACGTGTTAAATCTATTAGCGGACGTGAACTGATAATCCCGGTCAGACTTAGTGTGGTTACAGGCTCTACTATGCCCGTATCACAGGTGCAGGAGCGGGAAGAAGCTATAGAGCTTTACAAAATGGGTGCTATAGATGAAGAAGAACTGCTCAAGAAAATGGATTGGTCAGACTATAAAGGTGTTGTCAAGCGTATGGAGCTTGGTGTGCTCGGCGGATTTATGTCTAAACTGCAAGAGCTGGGATTTCCTCAGTCCATGCTTGATGTTATGGAAAAGGTTTCAGAAATGCATGATGACAAAGAATTCGAGGCTAATGTTCAGGGCGGAGTTATCCCTACATATGATGAAATATCAAAAATGGCTCAGGGTGAAGGGGAAAGTGGAGAGCCTATGTCACCTGAAGCCAAAAAAGATATAGCTGATTCGCAGAAGAATGAGGCAGAGGTTAGAAAGATACTGGCTGAGGCTGCACTCACTGAGGAAAAGATTGTTTCCGAGAAGATGGAACAGTATGTACGTGAGAGCGGAGTTAAGTTTGACAGCGAAAAGCTCAGGATGGAGAGAGCCAAGGTAGCCAGTGAAATAAAGGGTAAATTTTCCAGTATCACGGGTAAAAATCAAAAACCAGAGTCGGAAGAAAGAGGTACTGAGCCCTATAGAGAGAAAGGTTTGAAGTCTAATAACGAGAACGTCTAATACGTTAGCCTAGGCTTACAAAACTATTGACAAAAAAGGGTTTTAGGATTATTGTAATACTGAGAGGTAATTATGCCCATGTATGATTTTGAATGTAAACAGTGTGGAGTGGTGGAGGAGAAGTTCTACACTATCAGTGACTTAACAAATAAATCTGAATGTGAGTGCGGTGGCGAGATGCACCGTATTTTTACGATTGGACATGGAGCCATAGCTCACAATGACAATGCAGAATGGATAAGGACAGTAACGGATGTCGTTGATAAAGACCCGAACAAACCGCATTGTCAGGAATTTTTAAAGAACCCTACCCGCTCAAACTACAAAAAATGGATGAAAGGCGAGGGCATCCGCCCTATGGAAAAAGGCGAATACACCACCCATAAGAATAACGTCAAAAAGCAGGTGACTCAGGAAGAAAAGTCTATAGAGAAGCAGGTACTCAAAAACCACAAGAAACGCAACAGCATAAAAGCTAAAGGCGATAAGCAGGTTTCGCATCCTGCACAATAAAATACAGGAGTAACGGGATGGCTGAAGAAACAGAAGAGACGATAAATGAACAAGTTCCAGGCTCGTCACCGGAACCGGTAAGAGATTCAACAGATTCGCTTTACAGTACCACTGATTACGATGAACCGGCATCAGAAGAAGAAGAAGAAGAAGAGTCTACATCTGCGGATGAGCAAGACCAGGAAGAGCAAACTGCCGGGGACGAAACTGAAGAGAAGGGCGAGGAAGCTCGTTTTGACAAACACCCAAGGTTTCAACAGTTAATCAAAGAACGAAACGAGCTAAAGAAAATGCTCGAACAGGAGCAAGGGAAAAAACCTTCTGAGAAGTCTGCGGACGAACCGGAAGAGGGCAGCACACTTCAGAAGCTCATGAATATGAGTGAAGAAGAGTTGTTGGAAATGAACGCTGAGAAACCGAAAGAATTTCTCGGCAACATGGTTGATGCTATTCGTGAACAGGTAAAGCACGAGCAAACGCAAGCTCAGCACGAACAGCGTACAATGAATACTTATGAGGATTATGCCAAGGACAATCCAGACATACTTGATATGTGGGAATCAGGGGAGCTACAGGCTTTTCTTGATGAAAACCCGGCACACAACCCGATAAGTGCTCATATGTACATGACGCAGGAGAAGCGTGAACAGGAGATGCGGGAGAAGATTGAAAAAGAGTTAGCTGATAAGTACGAGAAGCGTCAGACAGCCCGGAACAATAGCAGGGTACTGTCAAGGACACCTCCGGCTGACTACAAGCCCGACAAAACTCCTGAGCTCAAGGACACCAGGAAACACGGTGGGCTTAACTCTGTATTAGCTTCACGGATAGAGGCCATGAGACAAAACAGAGGATAAGGAGTTAAATTATGGCTTTGACATTTAGTGAATTAGAAGCTGTAACAAATGATTATTTTTTAGCGGACAATAAAGCCGCAGTAGACATATATTTCAAGACATCGTTCCTTTTGAACTATTTGCTCAAGCAGCAAAAAGGTATTTGGGAACGTCCTGACGGCGGTATGAAAATCACAGTCCCTCTCGAATATGATGAGCAGACCAGTGGTTTTTATATCAAGGGTGATACTCTTGACAAGACCGATGTAGAAAGTGTCAATGCGGCTGCTTTCGATTGGAAACACGCATATGGTAACGCAACTGTTTTCAGAACAGACACTCTGAAAAACAGCGGTACTTATTCAGAAGTTCAGCTTGTGACACAAAGGCTGAAAGGTGCTCAGAAGTCGCTCACTAAACTGCTTGCCAGCTCTATCTATGATGATGAAGCTGCTGCTGCAAACAGGCTCACCGGCCTGAGAGCTATGACGGACACCACATTGACCAACTCTTACGGTGGCATTATCCCGAACGACCTTGTTGCCGCAGACGGTACTAAACCCTGGGTAGGGCTCGGTGATTCCACGGCTACCAACTTGAGTTTGGGAATAATCAGAGATATTGCCAGTGCAGCCAAAATTAGTGACGGTGCAGGTGGCAAACCTAATCTTGTGGTAACTACGGAATCCTTATGGAACGTGGTTGCTGACACACTTCAAGCTCAGCAGAGATTCACCGATAGTGATAACACTGCAAACGCAGGCTTCACCGGACTCAAGTTTGAAGGCAAAGATATTTTTCCTGATGATTTTTGCCCGGCCGGCACAATGTTTGCACTGAACTCAAATCATGTGGGTTTTGCTGTGCATAAAGAGGGATACTTTATGAGAACACCATGGAGACATATCCCTGACAGTCCAGAAGACAAGACCTTAAAGATTTATTTTGACGGAAACCTTGTCTGTTCTAACAGAAAAGCTCACTACGAGCGAAGCGGATTGTCATAAAAATAATTAAAGCGGGGCTGCTTAGCCCCCTTTTTTATACAAGGAGTAGGTTATGGCATTTTCTTATACTGTTACACAAAGACCGATAGTAAACGGCAATAAGCGTTTTTGCTACGGTACTTTTGATGCAGGGACAGATGCTTCTGGTGTTATTAACACCGGGCTTAGAATGTGTGAGCACATTACTTTGACTGTGCAGACTGCTACCGGTGGAGCCTCTGAGGTTCCGGGTGTTGTTGAGTTACCTGTATCTGGTGATAATGTCACGCTGAATTTTACCGATACAGCGATGACAGGATTCTGGAAAGCTGAAGGGTACTAAAGTTGGCTCTTACGGCCGAGAAGGTTATCAATAAAGTACAAAAAGCTGTACAGGACACTTCCATTGTACCGGATGAGGATTATATCCCGTGGATAAATGAGTGCATAGAATTTGTTTCAGGCAAGACACTTTTGGCTGAGCTACAAATGACTGATACCGTTTCCACTGTTCCGGGACAGAATAGTGTCGCTATGCCTGATGATTTCATGCGTATGCTTTTTAGCTGTTATAACAACACAGCTAATAAACCAGTCCACATACATGCCAACGTGGCGTGCCTCCCAACCCCTGTAGGTGCCACCTCCGGTAATGTTACCGGGGTGGCTTTGCAGGGGAAAACATTATATTACGTTCCCAGCCCATCAGCAGCACAGACGTTGAAGGTTGATTACTACAGAGAACCCACAGAGATAAAGGGCGAAACAGACACTATTGCAGATTTGCCTTTGTATATAGCCCCGCAACTTCTCCACTATTACCTCTGCTACAAAAGTTTTGAGTTAATTGAGGATGGTGCGGAGGAAAACAGCAAAGTTAATACTACTTATTACGCTACCCAGTTTAACAACAGGCTGGACGAGTTCATTAAGGAAAACAGACCGCTGCACGAGCCCCTTCCTTTTGCTGCAAGAGATGTACTTCAATTAAATACGTTTTCGTGAGGCTTGCATGGGAACTCATATCAAACTGCTAAGCACAACAAAAGGCCTTAACAATAAGATTGCACCGGAGCATATGACTCTCGGTGAGAATGGCTTTGAGTACATGACTGAGGCAGTGAATGTGTATGTTGATGATTCGTTCAAAACACACAGAAGGAACGGATATAACGGAACATCGATTACTACCGAATGTCATTCACTTTTTTCAAACGGTCATACGGCAGTTTATGTTTCCGGCGATGCTTTGTGTATCATCAATCCGAATACCTACGAGACAACTCCTATAAGGCAAGTAACTCCCGGTGCGATAATGAGTTACATAGATGCTCCTCCGGGAAGGATTATTTATTCTAACGGTTTTGAGAAAGGGATAATAGAAGACGGCGAAAGTAAAGAATGGGTAATGGCCGATGTCGTGGTTAAGGCAGGCCAAACACCACAAGACCCGCCTACAGGCCACCTTTTGGAACAATTCGGGGGATATGTTTTTGTTGCATGTATACAGGACGGCAAGAGTGTTGTTTATCACAGTATGCCATTTTCACCGCACAGCTTTGATTTCGGCAAAGGTTTCTACGAGTACCCTGAACCAACAACCCTTATGGCTTCAGTGGATGACGGAATATACATAGGCACAGAAAGGGATTTGTATTACCTGCAAGGTACATCGCCTAAAGATTTTTTTCAGTACAAAAAGACAGGAATAGCTCCGCTGAAAAACTCACAGGTTAAAGCAAACGGTAAAGACCTCGGGCTGGATACTTCTTCAAACTGTGTGATTTTTGCCACGAACGAAGGGCTCTTTGGAGGCTTTAGTGGTGGTGAGGTCGTGCAACTTACCGAGGATACTATACGGCTTGAGGATAGATATAGATTCGCAGACGCATATATAAAAGACGGTAAATATATTGTGTCATTCAAAAAATAGTTTTTGGAGGATAAATCATGGCTCTTAAACTCAGTACAGGATTAAGGGATGCCCTGCTGGGCACAGATAGTTTAAAAGGCATCCTGGATTACGGCGTTATAAAAATATTCGGTGGTACACCGCCTTCCACGGCAGATGGTGACGACACTACGTTTACTCTGCTCGTAGAGATTACCACTGATGGTTTGGACGTTACTCCGGGGGCAACTACCAACGGCCTTGTTTTTGCAGCACCGTCCGGCGGTACGATAGCAAAGAGTGCGGATAATTGGTCGGGAGCGGCAGTAGCAACAGGAACGGCTTCATGGTTCAGGCTTTATGACAACGATGTAAATATGGGCTCAAGTTCCACTGCGGCGAGATTGCAGGGAACGGTAGGAACTTATGGTGCTGACATGCTTGTCAGTTCAACAAACGTTGTGGGTGGAGCAACCATAACCGTTGATAGTTTTAACATGACTCTGCCGGCTAAGTAAGGAGGTAATTATGGCTTTTAAAAAATCCACAGGATTAAGGAATAAACTTTTAGGCTACAACCAAAACGTGGTTGTAAACCCTGATTTTGCTTCCAATACGGCCAGTTGGTCAGCGGTAAATTGTAATCTTGCGTTGGCTACCGTGGACAGCGAATCAGTGTTGGAAGTAACCAACAATACAACTGCACAAGGGCAGGCTTACCAGTCATTTTTCAATATGCAGCCTGAGCGTGAGTACAGTATTGAAATAAGCGTGAGAGCAGGCACATCCGACGTGAGGGTGTTGATTGGTGATACTACTACACCAGATTTGTATTATGATTCAGGTGCTATATCAAACGGCACTTCGTTCACAATTAAAAAAGGTTTCTTCATAGCTTCTTCAAACGAGCTGAAAGTTACCTTGCAAAACGAATCCACTGCTTCCGGCGATATAGGTTATTTCAACTATGTCAAGGTAATGGATGAGGCAAAATCGGTACAGGATATTTTTGCCAACGGATGCATCAAAGTATATACCGGTGCACAGCCTTCAAGCTCTGACTACGCTCCAACAGGCACACACCTTGTAACAATATGGGTGAACAGTGTGGATGGTGACGGTATTCATTTCGCTGACCCGGCAAACGGTATAATCAAAAAGGACGGTAGTGAGATATGGAGTGGTTTGGCTATTGCTTCCGGTGATGCAGGGTGGTTCAGACTGCAAGCCAATTCAGATTCTGAAGCCAACTCTACGCTTGATGAGCGTATAGACGGAGCTATTGCTAACTCAGGTGCAGAGCTGAACATGAGTAACACGGCAATAGAATCCGGTGCGGTACAGACAATCAGTATCTTTGAAGTAAGTATACCAGAGTAAAGGGGAACGATAGATGTTCTCCTTTGCTTTTTTGAGGTGTAGGACTTAATGGCTATACAAATAGAGAATTTTGAAAAATATGAG